CCGTTTTTACTCTCTTTGCAGTGATGGCTGCGGCAACAAGGGCTTTTCCATCACTGACAGATTTTTTTATCTCATTTACTTCCTCGCCAATCGTATTGAGTTCCTTCGCCCCGAAACTGTCTCCTCGCTGGGTATAATCCGTTGCGTCCTCCGGTGTTACCGTCCCGTCGCTGTTCTCGGTCAGACGGATCTTGCGCTGGGTGAATATATCATCTTTCCAGTCTGTCTTCATAGTCCTCTTAAACCTCCTAATCTAAATGACAACCGCCGCTTTCCCTCCTCCTGGCCCCTCAGGTTGTTGTAGATCAGCAGCGTGGCTGATTCCAGGCGGTTGAGCTCCTGCCAGTCGATGGCCGGAGCATTACCGTAATACGTCCGGCGCTGTCCCGTTGCAAAGGGATAGGTATGGTTCCGGATTGTCTCCAGATTCTCCTCCAAGCGGTTGATCTCGGACGGATAAGGCCAGAGACTATACTTGTCTTTGTCCGGATCCACAGTGATGTTAAACTCACGGTACAGCTGTCCGGCCAGATCCCGAAGGTACGCCAGGTTGTTTTTAATCCGGTTGTAGTCTACGTAATTGATCCGGTCAGTCTTAACCCAATTGGTTTTAGGTGTTACCCACGCCATTAACAGCCCTCCTTGCTTTCACGGTACCGGATACGGCGCCGCCATCGTAATTGATCGTATGCTCCCCGATGTTGACCTGAAGCTTATCCACATATTGATTTTCCAGAAATACGATATCCCCAGGATCAAGTCTGAAATCCCCACGGTAACTGATCTCATAGTTGATGTTGTTGTTGAGATAATTGCCAATCCACTCCGCCACCAGCTGCGCGTGAGCCGCGTCGGAGATAAGAGGATTGGTCCAGGTCTTACTCTGGCCGGACGGGTTAAGTCTCAGCACATAGTCAGACGGTGTCTGGAGGTATTCGCAGCCGGTGATTATCAGCTCCACGGATCCGGTAATACTGCTTAGATCCACGATCACCTCATAGGCCGTAGACTCCACAATAGATCCAATATTAACTGCATATCCATGGCTTGCATTAAGCATTGTAGCCACGTACCGGACGCCGCCCTGCACCACGTCCTTAAATAGTTCTTTGCGGTCTGATCCTTCATAATAGTTGGTCATCTGCACCCGCAGATCCCTGTACCTATCGACCTGGATCCCGACAGGAGTCTTCTTCATGTTGTGATAGTTAAGTTCATAGTCGCTCACGTCTCCAAACTTAACATAGTTGACGATTACATCGTTGTTGGACTGCGCCTGGATAAACTCAAAGGTCATCGTGTCAAACTCCGGAAACTCATGCTCCATCGTCAACTTATTCCCGGTTACCTCCTGCGTATAGCTCTCCTGCAGTGCGCCGCCCTTGTAGGTGTGTATCACCATGATCTCCGGGTGATTGCCGCCAAACTCCATGGACAGGCCGTAATACTTCATGGCCGCTTCCAGCCGGATTGACAGCTTTGGAGGATCCGTGAATCTCCCGTCAGCCCCGGATACCTGGCGGCTGATAAATCCAGTATTTAAGTAGTTGCCTCCGTCCTCCGGCAGAAAATACATGCTGCCATCTGCCGCCCAGTAATCCTGTGTGTACCTGGCGTAATCGTACTTGACACTCGGCAGTACAACTTCTTTGAGGTGCGAGTACTCCATGGCATCGTCCGATGTCACCGTCATGCGTTCTGGAGAGATCACCGTGGCAAATGCCGCCTTGATCCGGATCATGCCCTGCCGATCTTGGAATAAAATACAGCGTCCGGCGTTAGCAATAATCTGCAGGGCCTCCGCATGGGTGACAGCGGGCATCGGATTGACCACTGTCACCTTTTGCAGATACTCGTCAAGCACATAATCCCGCGGATCTACATCAGCATCTGCCAGTACATCGACGGCCAGATCGTACAGCGTTGTGGCGCCGTATCTGCCCCGATAGTATGTCTCGTTGAGATTGGCAATTGCATCACGGGCACCAAAGCTCATACGGTCGTCATCGGCCTTCCACGTGTCCAGATAGAGCTTCGCGCCGTCCAACCACTCAATGGAGCCGTCTGCCAGTGTTATACCATACTTGATTTCAACCTTCTGGCCGATCTCCAGATAATATAGAGCGCTATCACGGTTTTCGGTATCAAACTTCCGCCCCTTATTTTCAACGGTCAGTGATAAGTCAATGGTCGGCAGCTCCTCGGATATCTGAGACAGATACTCCTTTTTACTGCTGGCCGTTATCTGCCGGCTCTTAAAATAGATACCCACACCCATGGATATTTTAAAAATCCGAAGTCGCCCCTGGCCGTTAATCATGGCATGAGGAACGATCCGGATGTAAGATGCGTCCTCAAAAATCTCCTCGGTTATGTACACCCGGCTGGCGTTATCCGTGACATTCAGCGTCTTGTGATCCGACACGATGTCAAAATCAACCGGGAAGTAATCCGAGAAATCTATGGTCAACCCACGGATATCATAGGGACCGTCATAGTAGTCGATCTGGATCGCGCCCAACAGTTCCCGGCTCACCGCTCCCTGATTGAAATAGGGGCTGCCGTCCTCCGGAAGGAACAACATAGATCCATCAGCCCGCCAAAAGTCCTGTTCGTAAGTTGCGTACATGTACTCTGGATCGTAATTGTCCAGCAACTTCCGGGTGTTGCTGAAATCGGTACACTGGCCCGGATCCACCGCCGAGTTATTCTGCGCTGCCTGGTTGATAACGCCGATGGTGACGTCCATGTACATCTGTGCGCGGGTCTGTTTGGTCTGTGCCTCTTTGTAGGCTCTGCTTACTGCCTGCATCAGTCAATCACCCCACAATCCACCAGGTTGACCTTGCACACCTTATACCGGGTAGGCCGGCCGTCGCTGTCGTACTCACACGGCGTCCCGGTCCGGTTGCCTGGGTACATCTGGATTGTAATCCAGCCATCGTGTACCATGTCGGGGATCCGGGCCGTCACTACAAACTCAGAAAAAGCCTGGAGCATCGAAGCCCAGGTCGTTGCGTCCAGGTAGGACCATTGCAGGTTATCTACCTTGTACTGATCCCGGCCGACGCGGTCCCCGATAAACTCCCCAAGGGCATTTTTCCCGTCGCTCACGTTTGTAGCCACAATAAGATCAGCCATGTTGTCGGGAGGTGGAAACTCCCGACCGTTGATTGTAATAAAAGCCATGTCTCCACCTCCTTATCCAAATGAAAAGCCTGACCGTTTTTCGAGATCTTTAAGTTTCTGCCGGAGCTCCCGGATATCAATGTTGACCACCAGATCAAAGTTCTCGATCAGCTCGATGATCTTTTTGAGTAGATCGATCATAATCATTAAGTACTGTTCGCTCATGCTGTCCGGCCTCGCTGCCATTGCAACGGCCTTATCGACCATGGCCTGCATCTTGTCCTCCGGTGCTACGATCTCGCCATAATGTCGGTTATCGCCGATCATGGCAAGCTGGGGCTGGTTTGCGCCGACGTAGCCGCCTTGTGCGAGACGCTTAAGCTTAATTGGTTCAATTGTTTTAACACTTAATTCCAATCCTATGACATCGCCAACAGCGCTTGCTATATCGTTTAAGCCATTAAGAACACTATTAATGCCAGATATGACGTAATTCATCGCACTTTCTAACAACTCGACGACTCCATTAAAAACTCCCCGGAAGACTTCTTTAACCCCATTCCATGCATTCGTCCAACCTTCGGTGAAATCCTTATTAATAAAGTCGATTAGACCATTAAATACGGTCTGTACATTACTTGTCACCGATTCAAACGTCGTCTTAAACCACTCCGGCGACTTCTCAAAAGCTTTCTGCACATCAACATACCGATCACCAAACCACCCACCAATCGGTGATACTGCTGTGGTCAGATTGTCATATGCACTCTGGAACGTTGTCTGAAACCATGTCGGCGTATCTTTAAAAGCGTTCTGCACGTCCTGATACCGACTTGTAAACCACCCGCCAATGGGCTGAATGACTCCCGTCAACTTCTTGTAGGCGTCATTGAAAGTATTTTTAAACCATGTCGGTGAATTTTTAAACGCCGTAGTCACGTCTGTGTACCGCTCACTAAACCATGATCCGATTGACTGAAACGACTCGGATACCTTTGTTCTGGCCGAGGTAAATTTCTCGCTGAACCATGAAGGAACTCCATTCAGCGCATTCTTAACTTCTCCCCACTTTCCGCCAAACCAGTCACCGATTCCGGCAAAAACATTCTGTACTCCCTCATACCCAGACCGGAATAACTCTGTTAGCTGTCCCGGCAGATCCTGGATACTCTCGATCAGGCCAGACCAACCTCCGACTATGCCGTTTATCAGCCCCTTAATCAGGTACTCTCCGATTTCCGCAAATACAGTAGATGGCGAATGGATTCCAAAGAAATCCTTTACGGAAGTAAGAAAACTGTTAAATGCCTCCCTTACTCCTGCCATGATATCTCTGGACTTAATGCCTTCGATAATTCCATCTACCATCGCTTTTCCCAGGTCCATCATCGGCTTCAGCGGGTTGAATCTGCTTATGCCCCCCATCAAACTATCAAAGATTTCTTTAGGGTTCAGCTGACTGGTTCCTGACAAGACATCATTCACAGTCTTCAGCGCATCGCTAATACCGCGCAAATCATCGACCAGTGCGGATCCCATCCATTTGCTAATCGGTTCCAGAAAATTCTTCCAGAGCCATTCTCCAGCTGGCTTTAAGCTGTCGAGTATGGAATTCAACAACCCAAGTGCTTCGGTAATCCCATCAAGCGCTGCTGGTATTGCTTCTTCCAACGCCCACTTTCCCAATGGCTGCAGCACATTTTTAAACAGCCATTCCAGCCCCGCACCCAGTTTGTCTCCCAGTGGCTTAAGGGCCTCTGACATACGTTCAAACGCCGACATGATTGGAGTAAAATCAAGCGTTGAAGACCAGTCCGCCAACGACGAGGTAATCCGCTCAATGGATCCCAGCAGGCCGTCAATGATATCTGCAAGGTTCTGCAGCGTGTCCGTGCCGGTGTTATCCAGCTCCCAGGCTTTCCGAAAATTCTCACGGATATGAGAAATTGTCTCGTTGATGTTCGTAAAGCTATCGAGGATATGTCCTATCACGGATTCCCCGGTCCCGCTGTTCCAGACATCGCGGAGCGATTCCCCTATCGTGTGAATCAACTCCAGCCACGAGTTAAGTCGGTCAAATATACTCTGGATTACGGCATCACCCCGGCCGCCCTCTTCCCATGCCCGCTTAAATGCTCCGGCTATGTCACCCACCATGTTAAACACCAGGGTAACAAGCCTTAAGATATTGGTACAGGTTCGCTCACCTGTTCCGTTTGTCCAGACTTCAAGGAAGCTTCTTCCCATAGCCTGAGTAAGTCCAATCACGTTACTGAAAGCATACTGAGCCGCGTTGATAGTATTTTGCCCTTCAGCCTCCCATGAGTCCCGCAAGGGCTTAAAAAGCTGGCCCAAAACACTCTTAACTTTTTCGGCCATGGTGTCGATCAGTCCCATCTGGGTTGTGTCAATGTCTGGTGCTGTAATCTCAGGTGCTTCGCCGCCTCCACCGCCTCCAGAATCATCTTTGTTGGCCTGAAGGATATTTAACTCATCAATCCCCGTTGTAAGACCTTTGGCGTCCTTTGCGGCTTTCTTCGCACTGTCTCCATATGCTCCCATAGCCGTTTTGGCAGCTACAAGGCTTTTCGTAGCCTCCACACTACCGCTTAATGTCTTCCCAAACAGCAGGCTTACGAACGCTGCTATGTATCCAGTGACTCTTGCCAGAGCCGACATGAGCGCGTTTAGCGCCGGCATGACCGCCTGATAGATCGGTGTAAATGCCACATTAAGGTTAGAACGGATCTGGCCAAGGGACGTCTTAAACTGCTCATTCGCATTCATAGATGCAAACAGCGATTTTGCCATCCCACGCAACGCGCTCATGATGATCGGGATGATAATCTGATACCGAAGCATGGTTGTCAGCATACGGTGTATTCCGCCCTGTGCTGACTGCGACTGATTTCCCGCTTTCTTTGCCCGGATCCCGAACAGCGTCATAGCAGTACCGGCCTTCACTATTTTGGGAAGGCCATTCCCAATTGTCCGGAACAGCCTCCCAATAGCAGAAGCCGCGCTTTTTGCACCAGATACAAGACCGCTTCCTATGGTTTTCAACAGGCTGGCAACTCCCGATTTAACGGCCTGGATACCAGACAATGCCTGACCTCTTCCGACCATAGAAAGAGCCTGATTGATCTGCTCTGCCGATGCCATAGTCCGCATCTTTGCGTAATCAAGCGCTCCGTTCATATCCGTAAGACCTGATATATTTGGTGCTGCATTCACCCGTTTTGGTGCCTGAACCGGAGCTGTTGCCGGTGCCTGGAGTAAGGCTGCTTTCTTTTCCAGAGCATCGTACTGGAATCCGAGATCCTGCAATTTTCCTTTCAGGGAGATGATGGATCCTTCTGTCTTTATGATCTGCTCCTGGATCCGGTTCTTTTTGGCTTCATTAAAAGTCCGCTCATAAGCCGCTTTCAGCTCTGCCAGCTTCGCCTCCTGCAGGTCGATTTGTTTCCCGATATTCATGGTCACCTGGTCGATCTGCTCCATTTGGGCTTCCAGCATGTCCTTACTGTACTCAATCTTTACAGCCGGTGCCTTAACCTTGACAACGGGCGGCGCCCTGGGCTGTGACAGTCTGGACTTCGAGTCTGCCGTGTCTGTCGGCTCTTCGGTCTGGCTGTATGGATTCAGCACATTCGTGATCCGCGCCATAGCCCGGTCGATCATAGCATTCAAGTGCTCGCCGATAATATCGATATTCATTTTGGCCGACTCCGTGCATCGCTTAAGAGCTGCATCGATCACGCGGCTGATATTCTGCATGAGCGCTTCGATCTCCTGGTGCATACCCTGGACAACCTTTTCTGCATCCATAGCTCCAGAGGCTTTTTTCAATGACTTCTCAATCTGGCTGCCGATTTTTCCAGCAATTGCATTAAGCTGACCGTCTATGTCGGACTGCAATTCCAGGTCAAGACTAATCTTGCCTACGCTGTCGTTTGCCACGTTATTCCCTCCTTTCCTGCATCAAAAAAGGCGTCCTATCCGAACGCCTGTGCCAGAATCTCTTGCAGTTCCCTGGCTTTTTCTATCTTCTCATTTTCTGTGAGTTTATCCATGGGATTGTGGCTTGCCCTCCACTCATCACGGATCCGGTGCTGCTCCTTAGAGAAATGCTTCAGCACTTCTTTATCTTCCTCACTTCGGATCCCGACCACGGTACCGAGAGGAGTCTTAGGCATAATCCCGGACAACAACACACAGAATTCTTTCCAGTCCATTTCTGTCTGGGACAGTCGGATATTGTACTGCATGGCAAAAGATGCTTCGATCAGTTCCCAGTCCTCAAACAGGTCATACCAGTACTCATTAGCGTTTGCTTTTTTTCTGGTTTTTCTCTACCTCTTCCACTTCCTCCAGAGAGACATCTGCAATAGCTGCCATGATTACATTTACAATCAGGGCGATGCTCGCCACGGCCATGTCCTGCTCCGTGATGTAATCCAGTGCATCCTTTCCGAGAGCTGCCTTTATGACTTCGTCCATTCTCTCGAATTCGTCTTTGTCTTTGTCCTGTGACACGGCGTTAATGTACAGGACCGCGCTCTTGCCAGTATTGATCTTGTAGACGTGATCCTCATCAATCTTTACCGTCGGTTTCTCGTTACCGTTTTTCATGCGTTCTGCAATGTCGTATGCTCTTCCCATTTTCTTTCTCCTCCTTATGCTGCCGCGCCCGCCGTGTAGACCGGGCGGCCATCTCCTGCCATGTCAAACTCCAGTGGGGCTACATTGGTCGATTCTCCGCCGTTAATGGACTTCACATCCAAAACACAATCAAATGCCAGTTTCGCTCCGTCTGGAAATTCAATTTCTGCCTTCGTGCTGCAATCCAAACCATCTTTCCACGCGGTCCCTGCCACGTAATCATTTCCGGGATCCCCAATATTCCGCTTTCCTTTTAAGCTGACGCTGAACTTCTTTGCAGTCATTAATGCCCTCGCCCAGCCGCGCGTATCCATTGGATTCCAGTTCTCCACACCGCCGTCAATTGTTATCTCAAAGCTCTCCATATCAGCAACTTCGACCATGTCAGCATCTGTGCTTTCTTTCCCATTTTTACCAATTTTAAAAACCAAATTGTAAACCGGGAATACGCCTAAACTCTTAGCCATAACCTTACCTCTCTTTCCTGTAATAAATTACAAAGTTGATTACATATTCATAGATTCCTTTTTCGTCGGTCCCTACACTGACCGGCGCGTCTGTCCGCATGTCAAACTTTACTATCTGACAGCCTCCAATCACACCGATCTGGCCGTATAAAACGTCGTAGATCTCCTGCGCTTTAGCCTCGGCCTGTACCGCATCAGCTCCCCAGTGGATCAGGATTGATACAGCTTTTGTATCATAGGACCGATTTTTCAAGCCGCCGATCGGAATCGGCCGTATTGGTCCCTGGGTGGAATAAACACCAATGCACTGCTTGTCATTACCGTTGATCTTCCCCACATACCATCTGGGAGACTCCGTGACAGTCTTCAGCCAGTCCTTTACCTCTTCCAGTGTCATTTTACCAGTCCTCCCGCATTCTCCTTCAGCCTGGCTTGAAACGCCTTCCGGAAGAAGTCTTTCTTCGTTCCATCAATGTAAGGCTGCATCCATAGTCCGCCAGCGTTCGGATTCTTATCTTTCCGGAAATTGTATTCCGGGTGCCAGTATAGGCGCCGGGCGTAGGGTGTATCATATATGATCTGATACCGTGACTTTGATACTCTGACAAATCCGCTACGCTCCAGCTCTCCTGTATTTTTTGGTACCGTCTGGCTGGCATCAATATCACTCTTGACGGCCTCCGCGGCTTGCTCCGCTGACAATGTAACAGCATTGGTCAGCCGCCGGATCTGGTCCTGATATAGCTCTACCTTGACATTAACTTTCATCAGACCAGCCTCAATTCCGTATAGTTGACGGTCCCGTCCGGATTCCTGGCCTTGATCCCCTGCATGATGGTACGTTCTGCCCCGAAGATCGTTGCCGTGCCGCTGCTGATTACCGGCAGTTCCGGGCAGATATCACCAGGAAACATGGCAATCCCAGACAGGCGGACGAGCTTCTGGTCCGTGTCCATGGTCATCTTGGCACTGTCCTGGTAGTTGCATTTCAAGTCAAGCTCTACCGCTACCATAGGACCGCCCGATTCTGACAGCCCTTCATGATGCAGCTCAATGTGTATATCCGTCCTGCAAAGCTGTTTCGGGACTAAACATGGGTATTTCATGGTCTCACCTCGCTAACCGACAGCACAAGCCTGTCTGGGACAGTAGAGCGTATGTATCCTTCTTCATCGCCACGCCCTTGTCCGCATAGACATTCCAGGACTGCGTGAACTGCATTGATGTCCCATTGATGCTGTAGCTGCTCAATACGGTTTCAATAACTTCCTCGTTTTCATACTCAAAATCCGCCTGGAGGCATACAACTTCCTGAATTACCTCCTGCTGGAAGGGCGTCAGGCCAGAAATACCCCGACTGGCAATCCGGTTGTAGGTAAGGGAATCTATATGCCTGCTGGCCTTCCGGAGCCGCTGATTGATGTCCACGCATTCCTGCATGACGGATCCTTTGTACTCGTCAAAATAATATTCCGATGTTACATATGGTTCGTAAGCCATACTACTCACCGGCTTTCTTGCTTGCCGCCTTTTTCTTCTCTGGATCCTCTCCTGTTTCTTCTTTTGGTGGCTCTTCAATTTCGTATCCATGATTCCTGAACCACTCCAGCAGATACGGATCCTCAGTCTCGCCAACGCCATTACAGAAAGCTACGCTGGCCGAAACCCCTGTGTAATTCTTGTTCGGTGCATGTACCTTCATGTCCTGCCCTCCTTATTTTACTTTAATATTCCGGAATACTCCCGCAGCCTTAGAGGCTTTCAGCGCAATCGCTGCATTCATTTCGACTTCGCCAGTCTTTACTGCCCCGGACGTCGAAAAGTCAGGCAGCCAGGTCTGTACCGGCGCCATGCCCGCAAATGATACACCATGCAGGCCGTCCATGGACAGGCGGGCCACATACAGAGAGGTCGTCCCCTTAGTGGCGTCTGTTTTAACCACATCGTCATTTGTTCCCGGCTTCGCTCCCAAATCCACAAACGGAATATTGCCATAAGACTCCACATTTGTTCCCCAGTCGCTTTTAGTCACCTGATACATAGCCGCTCTTCTGGCACAGGCCCGAAGCTTAGAGATTAACTTCGTGTTGCCGGCGATAAAGGACGGTTCACCGTCCAGGCCGCGCAGGAACTCATCCAGCATGTCCAGGAAGTACTGGAAGTTATCTGTGACAAGCTGGGAGGTGGAAAGATCAATAGCTGCATCACCCGTGTTGTATTCTGTGCTGCTCCCGGTCAGAGCTTTGTCAAGTCCATCGAAAGCGTTCGTATCCACGGCCTCGTCACCGTTGATAAATGTGTCGTTAAACAGCGCCTGCGCTGCCTTGATCTTCTGAGACTGCTGTAATTCAACCTCAGATACGATACCGCCCATATTGGCAATCACACGGTCGATCTGGTAGGCTCCACCAAATACCTTAATGTCTACCGAGTGGCGTTCCTTCGTCACCTCGCTGGGTGTGTACTCCGTGTTGATGGCACGGAACTGGGCCGTTGGCTGCGTCTTAAGTCTTGTGTAGCTGTAAGTCGGTGTGGCTCCGCCGCCTGTCGGAGAAACCGCATCGTCAAAAGTGATGTGATCCAGAATCCAGTTAGATTTCCGGAATTCGTCAATTACTCCCATCTGCAGGTCGTCCTGCACGTTCTTTCTTGCTTCTTCTAATGTTACTGGCATACATAGTCCTCCTTAATTAGTCTGCTGTGACAGCTGCGGCGCGATCCTTGCCTCGATGGCTGATTTCATGCTCACCCTGCCGTCGTCATTGTTTGGTTTCTGATTCTGCGGTCCTGCGCCTAATGGCCGGAACCCTGAAGGCTTCGAATTACTTTCCTTAAACAGAAATGGCTTTGACTCTTTAATCGTCTTCATCTGCTCTTCCAGTCCCGTGATCTTGCCGTCATCAGACAGGATCAGTTTTGATCTGTCAAACAGTCCAGCCACCAGATCCGCGTCCTGGGCGTTCTCTCCAACTGCAAGTTTGATAGCTGTTGAAAGCTTCAGATCCTTCATCTCAGCTTCGTACTTCTCTTTGGACGCCGTGTTCTCCACCTGGAGATCCGCAATCTGTTTCAGCAGCTCAGCATTATCTCCTGCGGTCTTTTTCAGCTCCTCCAGCTGCTTATCCCGATCCTTGATCTGGCTTTCTGAGGCCACCAGCTGTTTCTTCAGATCATCAAACTCGCCTTTCGCTTTCCCAATATCGGCGGAATTCTCGTCCAGAATCTTATCAATCGCCTCTTTTGCAAGCCCTAAATCCTCTAAAAATTTTCTCTGCATAATACTCATCCTTTCCTCTTCGCTTTTTCTCGTGGTCGCACCACCTGATTCCGTGATGTCAGCCCAGTTTCTCGTCGTATGGCAGGACATAATTCAATCTCTTAGCTTTTCCCGGTTATACTCTCGCCTCAGCTCCGGGTGCTGATCCAGATGCTTCCTGATCTGCTTCTGTAAGTCTCTTAGCTCTGCCTGGGCCTTACGAATATTGTCATCGTCACAAGCCCCGGCTACCTTCCGTTTTGCCTTCCGGATCCTCCGCTCAAGTGCCCTCTGCTTCTGCTCGGCCTCATAGGTCTTAAGCGCCTTATCCTTATTCGGAACTTTCGGAAGGATCGTGATGCCTGGAAAATAGGTTGCCAGTGTATGCCGACAGTTCGGGTGCAACAGTCCGGCCTTCATAGCTGTAGACAGCAATGGTACGCCCAACGCTGCGGCCTCAGTAGCTGTCCCGGAGCTGAACACATCATCAACCAGCACCTTTCCCTGCCATGGTTCGCACTTCGGGCAGGTATTGGCGTGGGCTGAGACGAAAATGGTATGAATCCCCCATTCATCACGCTTCTTCCCCTCGGCTAAGAACGTCGCCCTCTGGGAGGCTGTCCGCAGCGCCATCTCTGCATAGCTGGCAATATTGACCCTGCGCCCGTTTTTATATTCAATGCAGTCAATCCCGCCGTCCAGAAACTCCTTCGTCGCCATGTCGATCGCCTGATCTAAGGATTTCGCGCCGGCTGCCATAAACATCTCGGTTTTGTAGATCGTCTGCCTGTAGATATCGTCCATACGTCGCCAGATGACTCCCTCGACCTCCTTCATGTCCGTGTTGACTTGCTTCTTGAGATCATCGAGCTTCTGGTCATTATCCTTGCCAGTCAGCTCCTTTTCTTCTCCTGCAGGTTTAAACGCTTCCTCTGCATTCGCTGGTGCCGCTTCCCTATCGGTCGTTTTCTGGGGTTCCTGCACCTTCTGGGCCGTCTCCTGCAGAGCATCGATCTTCTTCTCGTTGACGTCGAAAAAGTCTTCTTCGGGCAACTCGCGTTTTTCCAGTCCCCGGTTGCTTATGTCCTTCGGGTACTGCATTCCACGCCGGGTAAAGAAGGACTTAACCTTGCGGAATAGCTTCTGCATCATACTCTCGGCCGTGTCAAAGTTCTCCTGCAAGGTCTTGTTGATAAGCTCTTCGATCTCCTTGCTGCGCTCCCCGACTATCTCCTTATTCTTTTTTCGGTATTTTGCGATGTTCCTGAGCTTCGCCTTCTGCCACATCTCCCACCTAAAGCCTTCCTCCTCTTCTTCCTTCTCGTGCCGCTTCAGGTTGCGCCGGAGGTTCCGGATCAGGTCGAGTTCTATCTCCTCCAGGACCGCCCGGAGATCATAGGCGTTACTCTTCTTCTGGTCCTTCTCCTGGCTCATTTAAGGCCCCCTCCATTCCGTCATAGCCCGCCACGCTGGGTTCCTCTTTCTCGGTAAGGCCCTGTTCTTCCTTGATCCGCTTGACTTCCTCTGCCTTGTCCTCGTCGGTCATAGTGTCGCCATACAGTTCGTCTACAGCCTTTTCTGTACTCATGACGCCGTAGTTCTTCGCCTTCCCTACGGTCTCCACCGTGCTATCAAAGTCCGGAGCAGCATACTCACCAAACTTTACAGATGGCTCATACTTCCCGATGGCTTGGCCTGTCATGTTGTCGTGAGTCATCAGGACGGCAGCTACCAGTTCCGGAATCACCTGGGTTAAGACGTCCACGATCTTATTCCGGGTATGCAGCGTGATTTTTTCCTTTTCACGCTGAGACTCGGCGTTGTCATTCTTCTTCAGGTCGATCCCCAGTGTGGCCGGGGAGATGATTCCCTGAATGACCAGATCCAGAAAGCAGGAATAGCTGTTGACGTATGCCTCATAGGATATCTGCGGCTGTGACACTTCGATCTTGTTCCCGTTATCTTCCTTACGCATGGATCCTATAGCTATGTAATCGTTATCGAAGTCGTTCGGCTCGATCAGGTGTCCATCTTTCGGATCCCTGGGAATCATATCCTCTGGTATATACCGGTTAATCCTGCCTTTTCTCACTGCATCAAGCCACTGGCTGATTACTTCGTCCAGGGCGTCCAGATTATCGCTTTTGGTGTCAAATAATGCCTTGCCGCGGCCCTTCCACTTATTGGAGGAAAAAATCACAAGTGGTACTGCCATCATAAAATCTCCATCAAATCCCGTATCCTCATAGATCGCAGTTTCCTCCAGCGTATCCAGCGGCACCTCTTTCCCTGTCTCGTCCAGCAACCGGTATGTGACATACCCCTTTCCGTAAGTTTCTTCCAGGCGGTACTCCTTCTCTCCGTCCTTGAACGGTGTATAAAAAAGGATCTCCTGCAGGCGGCCTCTGCGATAATGGAAATCTACTGTATCCGCCTCGTAAAACTCGATCACCGGGTACTGGCTGACCTCGTCCAGACTGATCTTGAATGCTCCGTCACCAGATGACAGCGCGCCAGCCACGGCTTCGCCCAGGACATTGACAAAGTTATTCTCGTCTGCGATGAGCTCCCACCGCTCCTTGATCGTCTGGATCTCTCCCTCCTCCCCGAAGCTGATCTCGTCCAGATCCTCGGTGACGATGTCCTTAAACCGATCCACCACAATGCTGACTATCCCGCTGTGGATTTTCCGTACTTTGCGGAATGGTACCGCAGCCCAGAACCTCGCCATATCATAACCGAGATCTGTTGTCTTCTTGAAGAACTGCTCCAGCTCCGCTGGCTCGCCTCGATACCAGATCTTGTTCTTGAGCACATTCTCCTGGAAGGAAAGCGGCTCCTGTATTACTATCTTTCGTTTCTTTGCAGGAATCAGCTTCAGGATCCCTGTAATCATACTCTTAAACCAGCCCATCAGGCTTTCCTCCTTCCTATGCCGATCTTGACCTCATACGGCAGCCAGGCATACTGTACGCTGTTGACCATGTGATCGTTCTTGTCCTCCGGCGTATTGTCCTTGTTCTCCAGCCAGCTGTATACCTCCAGCTCACGAATATAATGCTTGCAGGTGTCCACGATGTAAAAGCACGGCTGAGATCCGGCATCAGCAAACCAGTTCAGCTGGTTGTTGATTCTGTCGATGATCTGCTCCTTTTTCCATGCATCGTTGAAATTGTAGATACAGCCGTTCAGGCGCTTGTACTTCAGGAACTCGGTTATTGTAGCCTGATCCGCGTTGTCAATGAAGGTATCTCGTGCAAAGCCCCATTCCTGGCGGTTGCGCTCCAGAAAATCAATGAAGTTCCGAACTGTATCCGTGGGGGCCAGCGGCGTACCCAGCTCCGCGTTGTTGTAGACCTTCTCGTCCAGTACAACACAGGTTCCCTTGTTGGTGATTCCGATAAAGCTCATCGAGATAGTATCCGGTGACTTCTGAGAGTAGGCCGTATCCAGGCCAGCTGAGAAGTAGATAAACCATTCTGTCTGGTGCTTGTTATTGGGATCTTTGACATATGCCTTAGCTTGTTTACTGGTTACTACATGCTTTGATCTTTCAAAGTTGCTGAAGATCAGCCCCGTGGCCTTCCCTCGCAACCCCTGAATCTTATTCTTCCAGATCTTTGTGCCCTTCGGCGTGTTCGTCATGATCTGGCCCAGCTTCTCCTTGCTCAGACCTAAGTTGTGAGCAAAAGAAAAGAACCAATGCACCCAGCCGGGTTTCGGTTCCTCTCTCAATTCCTCTCTAATTTCCAGCGGAGTCTCTTCCTCCCATTCGGGCAGCGGCCGGGAGCAGTTGATATACTCCTTGTAGACGTCCAGCCCCGGATCATCGGGGTTAAGCGTCGCCATCATGTAATCACAACGCATGGACGCCTCACGGATAAACTCAATGTCTGCGGTGTTAATCTCATCGACGTACAGACAGCCGTACTGGCCGCCGAGGGCCTTCTGCCACTTTGTTTTGTCGCCATAGCCCATCACGTAAATGACCTTGTCCCCACTGGACGTGTGAAAGAGGATATGTGGGATCTTATCGTCTTTGGATCCGTTGCCGTTGTACTCGGTCAGGATCCCGAAGTCGTCTATGATTCCCAAGTCCTTGTTGATGATGTTCTTCTCGGCGGTTCCGGTGTCTTTGGCTGCGATGATATGCAGCTTCTTGGGGGACTTCGCAACCTTAAGCATGAACTTAAATAATCCGACCGTCGTCTTGCCGGCGTAGGTTGTTAAGTGCCCTCAAGGAACTCCACCGGAGCATCGCATCGAAGAAACGCTTTGTATTTCTCTGATAGCAATAGTCTTTCAGAACTCATGAGGTAGCATCACCACCTCTCATCTGTCCGATCAGGTCATCAAGCTTACTCTTTTCGGTATCGAGGCCGCCTGAGAGATTGTTCTCCACCTTCGTGGTATAACCGTACTTGCTCATCCAGAGACCGGCCAGCTGCGATGGGATCATCTGCAATTCGAACTTCTTTCGGGCGTCCGCCTCACATTCCTCTCGTATGCGCGTGACGATGTCAACATAACGCTTCTTACTCGTGTAATATTCGTAGAACGCCTGTCGGGAGATCTTCATATACACGCAGAATCCCTCGATTGTATAAGTGATACTCCGTTTTAATTCCTTGCTGACAAACTCGCTGTTCTTGGAGCTAAATTCATGGGTCAGTACTTTCTGGTCATCACATACCTGCTTGTACTCTTCCCATAACAGTTCCATCTCCTCTGGAGATTTGATTTTTAATGGTCTTCCCATGAAATCACTTCCTTTCCGATTGTCTTTTTACCCCCTCCGTCTTATAATATACTCACAAGCCCCGCCAGGCTAAGTATACAGAAGAAAGGAGTTTTGATATGGAAGAGTATAGCTTAAGTCCTGCCAATGCTGTTATTCTCGCAAAAGAGTTAACAATAAAGGCTATGGAAAATAACATGATTAGTGCAGCTACTGATCCAAAAGAAACTGCTCAAAATGTTGTGGATTTTTTTCACACAATTGTAGAGCACATTAATGATTAACTTCGCGTTCCGCATTTGCTCTGGCTGACACCAACTCGGCCAGAGCTTTTGTCATTTCAGGTAAAAACATTGATTGTTCAGTACTTCCTGCTTTATTTAAATTCCCCTGTACCCATTCACAAATGGTATTTATTGTTCTGTCTACGTTCTCCATCCTAATTCACCTCTCATTTAAAGTCATATCCCTGTCTTTCGCCCAGTGCGTTTATATTCTCCCATAACGCAGGTACCTCAATCTTAATTTCCATGTCACTAATCAGTCTTTCCATTTCAGATATTCTTTCCTCAAGAGATCTCTGCACTGGATTACCGGTGGTGGTATAATAATTCCGCTGCTGTAATGATAATTCCCATCTTCCGTCGTAGAATTCCAGACAAAACTCTGACACATCTCGCACTGGATCTCCGTTTATAAGCAGCTCACCGGTTTCAACATTAAGAGAGACACTTTTTAATTCTTTTGGTGCTTCCATTATCTACTTCCTTTCTATTTTGGGTAAAAGAAAAGCCCCCGCATCTCTACGAGGACTCTTCAAAAAGGAGAATTTTATAATCAGTTGATAACCCATAAGAATTATCAATTATCTTTTTTTACATACTTCACCATTCATAGTCTAACACAATACCATGAAAAAAGCAATAGTTTTATAACATCTATAACAACTAGAATAAATTATTGAAATGCACAAACAGAATCTTCTGGCACATCTGCTCCGTTATTCCAACAGCCGCCGCAACATCGTATGTGGGCATTGCATTGATGTAGCATAGAGTTAAGATCATTCTAAGCTGCCAATCGGGAAATTGCTCTATGTACTGTCTGGCCTTCCGAATTAACAGTTCATTTTCATAACAGAGTTCCTTGTACTCTATTTCAATATCACAGGCTTCTTCTCTCTTGCTCATTGAGGTATCATAGACTCGCCCCACGAACGGCATACCATCAACTTCTTTTCCGTTAATACCGTAATCTCCTTTAAGTTCTGTATACCTTTGCGTCAGCTGTCCCAGTTTCACATTATTCTTGTGGATCTGTTTTAATTCATTTAGAGTCACCGGACCTGCCTCCTATCCTCGGATGATTATAACCTCCAATCGCATACAAATGCCCCTGCCTCTCACAATCACAGTTCTTCCGGCCGCATTCCGCCGGCCATCGTTTCCGGCAGATCAGGCAGATCCTTTCCACCTTCGCGGCCCTGACTGCCGGTTGACGTCTGTGCCTCCTCCAGATCGGCTCCCGCAGCTCCGGATCCGGACATGCCGATGTGTAGCAGTAGGCCGGCTCGTCCATGGCCCATGTTCTTTCGGGTGCCTGATCCTTTAGCAGATCCTCGTATTTCCGGTGCTTTGCCATCTCTTCCTTTAGGCTCAATAGATTGCCTCCCTTCATCGTTCAAATATCAGTTTTGCATATAATTGAGTAATGGCATCCAGGCAACTGGCTTATATGAATCCCATCCATCAAAAAATATTTTTCTACCTGATGCGGTATTAATATAAAAAGAAACCGTCCTCATACCATCAGGTAATAAAATCAGTAGTTTTTCGTCCTCTCGCATTACTCCACTGGTTTCTGGTAGCCTCTCCTCAATCAGAATCCACCTATGATGCTCCATTACTTCAAGCGCTTCAATTGCCATATTATTTCGCTCCACAACTCCATCTTCTTTTCCAGCCAGAAGACCATTGTCTATTTTAAATCCTTCAATTGCTTCTCTTACAGTCATACCTGTTCCTTCCTCCGGTTCTCCCGGAAATCTTAACTTACCACTACAGTTTCACCGCAGGCCGGACACTCAATCTGCTGCTCATACTCATTCATACCGGTCTGAACAGTTTTCAGATCATCTTCCTTGAACTCCAGCAACGCCCCGCATGTCTGACATAATATCCGGCGTTTTTGACCATACTTAATAACTTTCACCATCTCTTTTACCTCAAAATATACAAGATCCTTAAAGAATCGGTTTTACGTTCTTGAAATACTTATACTCTACTGGGGGCAACGCTTCGATCTCTTTAGCCATTTGCAGAAGATATTCGACCGTTGGCTCGTTATCCGTATCCAAACTAATAACACATGCTATGCCTACCGTATCAGCCCCACATACGACTTTCATCGGACGGTCATATCGTGTATCACATTGGACAGCCTGGAATTTTGCTATTTTCATCGTTACCTCCTCAAAATTTTAATTTAGCGGACTAATCTCTGCTAAACATAATCACTTCATCCGCATCATAATCCGTTGAATCATTATAGTGACAAATTGTTGTTTCCAATGGTTCATTCGTGAGAGTACAATAACTACCAAGCGGAGTGTCGCATACATATTCACATTTTTCACACTTCTTCATAAATTCAAGTTTTTGATCCAGAATTAATTGTTTACATTCATCTGATTTCAATTTACAAGCACAGCCCTGGCATCTCTTATCGGTTGCCTCGCATTTGTAATCTTCGTCGTATTCATTTCCGTTACGAAACGGAATAACTGCAACATAAGGACAATTATAAAAATCCATACTCCACCTTCCTTCTGAAAATATTAATCAATGTAAGTAACCTGCTTAAACTCGGCAGAAAATACCTCTGTATCACTCGTGGATAATGAAAGCAAGTCGTGCTGAGCATCTTTTTTCACTATTTCGATTGCTTCCTCCTCAGATCTTGCCCAAACCGTTGCCGCAACTCCCACACTAAAAGATTCTTCAATGTGATACTTTTTAAATTCGCTCATACTAAGCCTTCCTTTCATCGTTTAAATACTAATTCTGTTCTAATTCCAGTGTCACATAATGTCCGTTTCCGCTTATTTTTTCAATGACATATTCACTCAAGTTACCATTTGCATTTATTTTAATGACATCTCCCAAGTGGTAATACTGCCTATAAGTTTCCCACTTTACAAAATGCTCTTCAAAGATCTTATCCGGTATGAAAAGTAGTACGCCCTCGTATTGGATAGATGCATACCCATGCGGCACTGAATGGTATGGTTTTATTTCAAATTCTGTACCTACCGCATTGATCATCAGACCAGTCAGGGATAAATTTTTTGTCATTACCCACTTCTCTCCTTCATTTCCGTACATAATCCACCTTCTTTCTGAAAATATTAATCTACTGGATAATATCGTTCTTCTAACTCTAATTCATTTTCGCATTTCTCGAAAAACGGGCAATCCTCCCCGCAGAGTGGCATATCTATTCCCGCCCTGCACCATTCTTCGCCTATGCTATCCTGGTATCTATAATTTTTGCAATCTACCATGTCCATCTCCTAGAAAGCTTAAGTTTCTTGAACTATTTCAAATTCACCGGGCTTTACGCCAAGTGTTTCACCATTCTCGCAAATTGCCGTAACCGCTCCGTTTTTATTGACTGTGGCTTCGTAAGTTTTCCCAGCTCGTAGTATCGTACCTGGCTTTGCTAAAAACAGGAAATCCGGTCTTACATTTTCCAGCATAAGTATTTTCATATTCCGTTTCTTTCCTCCGGCAGCACCGGAAACATTAATTTTTCAACTCAATCAGGACATCGAAAATATTTTTCGATAATTCGTAATGCTTGCAACACTTCGATTCATTTGGAATAACCAGATCACCGGTTATTCCAAACATCTCTGAAACGTCGATTCGCTCCTGCTTATTTGTGCAATTTCCATTTTTATTCCATGCGCAGTTAGCGCACTGCTTCTTAATCTGAATTTTTCCGGCGGTGTGGTCTAGCTTACCAAACATGCAATCACAGCCATCATCTTCGGTTTTTGACGGTATGTACCGGCTGCGTCCGGTGCCGTAATCCACTTCATCGTATCCATCTCGGTATGTATACGTTCGAGTTTTCCCGCAATACGGGCATAATTTTGTAAGCGTCTTCCGCTGTGGTCTGGTGCTATACATTTTCTTATTCTCCTCTCATGCTGTCATACAATAGCCTCATGGCGTCCAGCCTCATTACATTCTTGCAGTAAGGTGCTGACTGCTTTACCTCCACCGGCGCTCCGAGGAATGCCGCCTCCAGGCGCATGATCTCCTTCGCCACTTCCTCCAGGGTGTATATGCGCTCTGGCTCCGGTGGAGGGTTCTCGATATCATCAAGATCGCTCGCAAATGCGGCCAATGCTGCAACCCTAAGCTTCATTTGCCGGATATGGATATCGTTCTGATCCGACACAGTCAGGAGACAGGTGCTCAGAAGCTTATTTTCCTTTTCCAGCATCTGGCGGACCACCTGCAAGTCTGTCGTGGACTCATCCGGATCTGCCTTGTCTGCGGACTCAAGCTCGTTAAGCTTCGTCTGGATTTCCTCCATGGCCCGATTTGACATGCCCCGGACCGCCGCAAGTTCCTCGTCACTCATAGAAGACAGCCCCTCAACGGTATCAATACCGGCCCTTCTAAGTATATTTTCGGCCATACAGGAGAGGTCCAGATCTCCGATCGGTTTCTGTTCTTCCACTGACTCCGGAACCTCCTCGTACTCTGCATCAATCACCGGATCCGGCTCACTCTGTTCGGGTTCAGGATCTGGTTCCTCTGGCCGTGATGCTGAACAGTTGCATTCCAGCTTACACTCCCCATGCCGAGTACACTCCCAGCAACATGACTCGTTGCAGTTACTGCCATCTCCCGGTACCTTTTTCTTATCTTCCGGCACCGTGCATGAGAATCCATTGCGGTGTATGCATGGTGTAGGGTTCGTATTCCATGCCTGCGGTTGTGACTCTGGATTATTATTTTGTTCGTCTTGCGCCTTCTTAAGTGCAACCACATTCCACATGCTCTGCACTGCAGCACATAGATAGAACCAATCACAGTCACCAACCCAGTACTTTTCGTCATAAAACTGAATGTAGCCCTGAAACAGATTAACGTGCGCTATACCGTTGCCACGAGGATCCTTGAAATACCATGCGCCCTTTCCTACAAGCGATTCTTTCAGCTGTTTTTCGGACTCATCGACTTTCAATACTCTGTTCATGTAATCTGCTTTCATCCAATCAAATTTAGCTTCAATTAGCTTCACAGCTGCCGCCTCGCAGTATTCCCGGCGAAGATCGTAATCCATATCTGGTAATGTATCTCGTTGCGATATCGCAATAGATTCTTCGATCTGCTGCGTTTCCGGATCAGGTTCCGGCTCTGCTGATCTTTCCTCGAGTTGTGATGTCACAACTTTTTCTTCTACGATGGGCTTAGGATTCCTGATCTCCTTCAGAGCCTGCACCGTCATATCCGGGTCCGCCTCTACCCGCTGCTCTTCTGTCATGTAAGCAATTTCCACCAGTTGATACACACTATAATCCTGATAGTTGCTAATTAAGATCGGGGAATTCCCATCAGCCGAAAGCTCCTGATTGACCTTGATACATTTTGACGCCCAGCCCTTGTCCTTGTTGTACTTAGCCCTAACATATTCCTCGAAATTCTTATATCCGGCCTCCTCGTACAGCCTGTCGTCCCGAATCCTCCGCAGATAATACCCGTTTGCCACATAGGCCCTGGCCGCCGTTATCAGCCCAGAAGCAATATAGTTTTCAGCCTCCTCCAGTGTTATATTTCCCTGATAATATCTATCAACTTCCTCCATCGTTTCGTCCTCTCCCTCCTGGCATACACTCAAAGTGTATCCGCAACTCCGTCCACCTTCTGGTTTTTATGTATACGTGATCCCCATAAATCTCCTGCCCGCAGATGGTACATACAACGGGCTGTTTTTTTTCTGAAGGATCACTTTTCTTTTTTCCTGGCATTTCTTTTCACCGCCTCCATACGATCAGCCATTTCTCCAATTAATTCACATACGTTACGAGTGACTAAGGAACAATAGCTGTATTTTCCCATGAGCTCATTACCGTCCTGAATAAACTGTTCCCATTCATAAGATCCACGTTCCAGTACCTTGTTCCTCCACTTTACCCAGAAAACGTTGTGTACATCGTTGAAAATGTTCTTTATTTCGTCGTTTGTCATGCTATTACCTCCGAGTAACCAAATTTTATGGTTACTGTAACCATATTTTTAAAGTTTTAGGTTACCGCTCAAACCCGCATAAAATAAAGCTTTATTGACTACGGTAACCAAAGTAACCATACTTTTTTGGTTCCCTTACGCGCGAGACATTTTTTACAAAACATTGTTAAACATTATACAAAGATTGTAAAATATTTTTTTCTCTATATAGGACGTGTTTTTTCTTGGTTACTTGGTTACTCACCCTCAAAACAGCCCTTAAACCCGCATAAAATCTAGGTTTTTGCGGTAACCATGCTTTGGTTACTGTAACCTCATTTGAATGGTAACTCCGTCTGTCCATCTTCTTCGACCTTTATAAACCCGTCCTTGTCCATGTTGCCATTCAGTTTTAGAAAAATGCAACGCACCTTATTACCATTAAAACTCTTTACTCGATCCAGTCGCTTGCCGCTCCCGTCTGTCTGGATGATATCTTTGCGGTTCGCCCATGATAGGAAAGACGCCCGGGAAAATCCCCCCTCTTTGCATAGTGACGTAAATGCGGTAGTATAAATGATGGCATAGCCCTCTTCAATGGTTCCCCACTTCTCCACGTTCTCCACTTTATCGTCAAATCTGGCTGGATTCATGGCGATCTTATCAAGAATGAACTGATAACACCGCTCATTGTCAGAGAGCTCGTTACGGTCCACCAGGACCTCTCTGGCTTCCTCCAGGCTTATGTACTGACGATCCTTGAATAAATAGTCCGTAGCAAGCTTATCGGCTGTCAGAACAATCGACAGAGACAGGCTCTGCTTCTGCATCTTTTCATCGTCTGCCAGCTGGCGGAGAAAGTCCTGCTGGATTTCACGGATAGCGTCTACTCCCAGATCCTTTACCAACTCCACGAACTCACGCCCTGCGTGGCCATAGCTGTGTTTTACAAGCTCGGCTGTGTATCCCGGATTCTTGAATACATAATCTCTACATTCAAGTTCCAGGACCCTGTTAATCGCACCGCCCTGCGTCACATAGGACGTCAGCGGCCGCTCTCCATTGGTCAGGATACAGTTCTTCCAGTGATTCTCCCGGTTAAGCCCCAAATCCTTGTTAGATCTGGTTTTTCCCTTACCAGAACACAGGTCGTATACCAGCCCCTCGAAATTTTCTTCAATTTTTCGGTTCTTTTTACTTGTGTCGTCCAGGATCAGTGGCAGATGATTAAGCATATCCGCCTTAGCCTCCAGTCCTACATCAGTGGTTTTATAATCCCCGATATAGGCGTTCTCGTCCGGATCCGCCCATACCGATGCCGCTACCATGGTTGACACACTTTTGCCGCCCTCTGTCTCCCCCCAGAGATCCACAAGGTATGGCAGGCCTCCCAAGGGCTGCACCAGTACGCTTGAAAATGAAGCTGCCAGCATGAACTTGATTTCAATCCTTCCAGACCGGCGCAGTTCCTTCACGTGGCTGAACCACTCCTCCCGGCTCCCGGCTTGACCCACGCTATCATAAATCTGCCGGAACCGGGCATCTCCATCAAACACAATCTCTGTATCATAAGGCAGAAATCCTTTCCGGATCCACCCCAGTTTCGATGTGGAATACTGCACGTTTATATGCTCCTCGTTGGCATTTTCGACGTCAGCCAGGTATCTCACCAAATACTTGGCGTTTTCGCTCGTAACGGCGATTCCACGGCCTGACAGCGCTACTATTTTATTGGCAGACGTCACCAGCGTCTTTGGTACGATAATCTCCTCCCAGCGTGCATTCCGCTTATAGGCCAGTTTGATCTGCTCTTCTCCAGTCTCAAGATTCTTCAATCGTTCTATCGGCAAGATGGGATGATAGCAGGCCAGGATATCCGTATAGCCTGTTGACGGATTATTGAGATAGATCCCATTTTCGGAGGCAATCCACTGCTTGCACTGCATGTTGTCATAGGGTCCGCTGAAATTCGTCCACTGCTCCAGTGTGCACGGCTGGCTTTTTTTGTCTCTTTCCTGCCGTTTCATTTCCTTTTCGATCCGCTTATAAGCTGCCACCATCTCCCGGAACTCCGTTTTTACCTTCAGCTCCGTGGCCCGCAGCCCCAGCGAGGCAAGCAGCTCGGCGCGGTATAATTCGTCTTCCTGATCGAATACTTCCGTCAAAATCTCCTTTGACAGGATCGTTTCGGCCGTCAACTCTTTTAACGGCACCATGCTACCACCTCGCTTCCATATCGTTTAATTCTGCCTGCAAATATAGTTGATATTGCAAGGCGTTATGGCAATCCGTCCAAACGTCGCTCAGCGGCTCTGAGCGCTCCATATAGGACCTGTAGACGGTTATAAGTGTGTTATTAAGTTCTTTCTGTGCTGCAATCTGTTCTCGCACTTTCCGGCGCATTTCCTGCCGTTTCTGAGCCTCGTATATCTTCATGCGGCTGGAAAATGTCGGCTTCTGATATTCCCCGCCCAGGCTCTGGAAGGCTGTCTTAAAATCTACATCGTCCATCAACATCACAAAATCAAAGATGTCCCCGTGTGTGTTACAGGCATGGCAGTGGAAGTCCCGATCGTACACCTTCAGCGATGCTTGACGGTCACCTGAATGGAAGGGGCAGGGAATGAACCCCGCCCGCGTTGGGTGGAAGCCGTACCGTTCCACGATGTGTCTCATACTGTAAGTTGCTTTAATCTCTTCCACCGTCACCCAGGTCACCTCCCAGTAGCTCTATAATCCGTCTTCCTGTCTCCTCTTTGCTGCAGAACAGGAACCGGCAGCCGTATTTTCGCTGAAAGGTCGAGAGGATCTTATACAGCTTATCCCCAGTAGTTGCTTTTGTTTCCCGTTCTTCCCACCGGCCTGTCTCTGGATTCTTAATCCGTTTATGCCGGCGCGGGTTGTCCCACCAGATGACGTCCTCCAGACACTCGATTCCGTCCCCATGCTCACACAGTATAATCATTCTGATCCCGTGATCCCGTGCCTTCAGCATCTCTTCTCGGAATCGGTTATGATCTTGACAGACATTGCTGCATAATTCTGTTAGGTTCTGTTTTCTATCTATTATCAGACGGGGATTATCGTAATTCATATAATCTCCGACATACAGTTTTGACACAAAATGATCCACTCCGCGCCGGTCGAACTCCGCCACGATCTCACGGATAGCCCGGGCTTTCTCTCGACTGTCGATCTGTATATTCAAGCAATCACCTCTAGTTAAATGGCAGACCGTCGTCTTCTACGCCATCTGGTATGTTCATGAATCCATCTCCAATGGCGCTGGAAGAAGTTGGTCGTTGCGGTTGTTCTCCACCATTTGAAGACGTCCCTTTGCTTTCGACGAACTCTACATTTTCGACCACAACATCCGTAGTGTAGACTTTTGTCCCCTCTTGATTGACATATGATCCAGTCTGTATTCTTCCATTCAACCCCAGGCGTTGACCTTTCATGAACCATTTTTCGATAAATTCAGCAGTAGGGCCGAAGGCAATACAGGATATAAAATCTGCATCATCTCCACCATCCTTTTTATACCGGCGGTCCACCGCCAGGGTAAATCTGGCAATGGTTTTCCCATTATCCGTATATCTAACATCCGGATCCCGTGTCAGCCTGCCTACCAGCTGTACGCTATTCATGTTCTTGTTCCTCCTTTTTCTCATATAGCTTAAGCTTGTCCATGCAATCCCGGTATTGATCTGTTGTCATATCTGATATATCCTTGATCTTATACATGGCAAGAATCTTTTCCATCTTAAGCCCCTTGCTGCTATGCTTCTCGATCAGTGATTTTACGGACTCAATCATCGCCTTGGTGACCTTGTCTGATTTTCCGTTTCCGGAAGCTCCCGCCGTTTTTCCCTGCTTTGAAGGAGTTTTTCCGGTGTTGTCCTGGTTATCCGCGTCTTTCACATCATCAATGCAGAACAGACCATTGAGGGCGTACTTTCTCGCATAACTGCTGGTGCTACCTGTTACCTGGGAGGCGTCCATGCCTTTCTTGTCCAGTGATTCTCTGGCGTAAGCCGTATTTTCTACCTTATCAGTAGATTCGCAGTCAATAAAGCGTGCAGTGGCTTTAATGTAATATCGATCCCCGATCAGGACCAACTCGTCCCCCACTACCAGTGCTGCCTTTACTTCTTTCAGAAGGGGTTTGGCCGCTTCCTGTATGTCCTCGCAGTTTCGATAGTGATAATCGCCAAACTTATTGTACTGATTTTTCGGGGCTTTCAACGCTTCCTGGACATGTTGGAGTTTTTCGTAAACATTCATCCAATCACCTCCAGCATCTTATCCGTTTCCCATGAAAACTCCATATGTATCACTCCATAATGGCAGAGCACTTCCACGGAATCCTCCAGGGCAGTAATCTTATCAACTTCGAAGTTTCCCCAGTTTCCGGCATCTCCGCATTCCAACCGGACAACCTGTCCAACTTTTAAATCTTTTGCTTTTACCATCGTTCAATCCTCCAAAAATTGCGCAGCCTCCATTTTTGCCATCAATGTCAGAACCTCATGCAGCACATCGGACTTGGACGAATATATTTCGCCGCCTTTGCTGTTTTCCTGATCTGTCAGCTGCTCTCTCAAACATATCCATAGTCTGTGATAATGTTTCTTCTTTTTCATGGCAGCCTCCTACAGATCTACATCGTCCGGGCTAATCGGGCCATAACTTCTCGGTTTATCAGCAGTATACAGCCCCGGTTTTCCACCCACAAACAAATAGCGCTTGTCTAACTGCACCATTATTTCGGTATTCTGCATCTGCTCCAGCGCGGAAACATCAAAACCAAGTTCTTTAAGGTATTCCACAGCTCGCTTTGCACTGGTTTTGTTTTTGACTTCCGCGGCCACTGTCGCATAATTTGCGCGGACATTGCGAAGGGTCTCTTCGAACTTCTTTTTCATCCGTACAAGTTCGGTGGAATCATACTCCAGATACTTCTTAATTACTTTTTCCACACATTCAATATCAGATAGTTTTCGTGTCATGCTGTCGTATCCAAGCGTCTGATAAATAAGTTCCGAAGCATTTTTTAATACTGCATTAAGCTCCTCGTTTTCTTTTATTAACTGATTTACCAAACGCTGCATCTTCTTTATCGGTTCACGTATTTCGCTCTCATCCAGAATCCGATTTTCTACAACGGAACGAGCAGCATTGTACTCTTCTTTAACATTTTTCTCTGCCTGTTCCTGCATATGCTCCACATATACTGACACATCTCTTTTTGATAACATCTTGCACTCCGGTTCTCCCTCTGTTATAATGAGGGTGTTAAATAATTAGTAGTTACTTTGATTCCCTGGGAGTTGCAGCTCCTGGGGTTTCGTATTTTTTGCGAACACTCGTCTCCCAATAATCGGGCCGAGTTGGGTCAATGCCAGCATTGACAAGGTTATTCTGTAATTCATTGAACGCAAATGAGTAAACATATGGTTCGTTATACTCAACGCACCACTCATGGAGCAGATCCGCGATCGCCTCCAACTCTTCCTTCTTCTTATTCACCTTCTTCACCTCCTCTCACAGTGCCTCCAGCGACGCACACAATATCAATGTCAACACAATGCCTCCCACCGCAATAATCCGCGGTACCAGCCATTCC